TTTCCGGTTGGCTACTAGGAATTCCAAGATGTTGATAGCCTTTACTCCGATCAATGGGTACACTCCGTTTATATCGGAATATCTAAAGGGTTCCGAAACTCTCAAGACTAAAAGGGCGCAGCTTCTGAACCGAGAACTGCCGGTGCAGCAATATAGCCCCAAGCGGGACGCATCGGTTGTCTATTTGCATTCGGACGAGAATCCGTTTGGCGGGTATGAGCGTATAGCCAAGGATTTGCGGGATAGGCCGGAGGAGGAAATATTGGTCAGAGCTTATGGTGTTCCCGTAAAAAGCATTACATCCCTGCTTCCCTTGTTCAACACTGAGGTTAATGTTCTTGGTGACGAGCCGAACAAGTATGGAATGAGTTTCCCTGATGTATCGGACAAGGAAAGGTTTACGGTTTATCAGGTGGTTGACCCTGCCGGGGCTCGCAACTTCACTGCATTGTGGGCTGCGGTGGACGAGGAGGGCTATGTGTACATTTGCCGGGAATGGCCCGACCGAAATACGTATGGCGAGTGGGCGTTGTTTGGAGACCCCAAGTGGAAACATGGACCTGCAACCAGAAAGATTGGATTGAACGTAGAGGGTTATGCCAGTTTGTTCCGAGAGATTGAGGATGAGCTAGGAGTGGAGGTGTTTGAGCGCATAGGTGACTCCAGATACTTTGCTAGGGAGAATGACAACAATGAGGATTTGTTTACGTTGTTTGACGATTTCGATATGTTGTTCCACCCTTCCGACGGGCGTATGGAAGAGGTTGGCATTAGCGCGGTTGATGAGTGGTTTACATATAACCCAAATGAACCAATAGACGCGGTTAATAGGCCAATGTGCTATATACACAGGGATTGTGGTAATTTGATTGACAGTTTGTTAAATTACAATTCACAGGGTAAAGCAGATGAAGCCCTGAAGGACTTCTTCGACCTCATTCGATATTTGAGAATGGCAAATGGAGGAGAGGGACCGGATCACATTAAGAACAGGAGCTTGCTTGCTACAAACAGATCAAAAGGAGGATATTAATGCCAAAAATTAGAATAGGCTCTTTAGCCGATGAACTGGAAACAGATATAAATTATTTAGTTTGTTTGGCAAAATCGAAGCTTTGTTCCTCGATGATGACCGGCAAGGGAGGCAAGGCTTTGTGGATAAATGAAGACGGCCAGGAAATATTGCGCAGAGCCGTTGACATTCCTGAAGTGGTTCCCAAGCACTATTATGGCAAAGTTCTAAAGGGAGCTGCAAACCCTAGATATGTTTACGCTTTTGTAAAAGACTTGGAAGCAAAGGTTCCAGTTTGCATCCCTAGGAAACTCAAAAAAGCATTAGTTGGAAAAAACATAAAAATAGAAGCAATTGAGGATGGAATCGGAGTCTCCTATAGATACGTCAAATGACATAACGACAAACCGTCGTTGGCTTTGCGAGCAGATTGACAGGTTGCTTGCTTGGGAGATATTGTGCCGAACCGCTAACAACGAGGAGATTTACTCCATAAGATCTAGCGACTTTTGTGATAAGATAGGCGTTAGTCCACAATATTTCTACCACGTTTTCTCTAGAATCAAAAACAAGGTAAATGCAAAACACTTCGATTTCTGAATCGCTAACCTATGTTAGCGACGACCCCGATATTACATCTCTTCGGTATGCTTATGACCAGTCTATGACTGAGCTTGAGGCATATTTTGATTTATGCCGAAGTAGCTATGATGATCGCCGCAATTGGTGGCCAGGGAAGAGCCGCGACCTAAGAAAGCACGGAGCAGATGCTTTTCCTTGGGAGGGAGCCTCGGACATGGAGAGCCATGTTATTGACGAGCGTATAACCAGATTGGTTTCTTTGTTTATGTCTGCCATGAGCAGGGCAAACATACGGGCTTTCCCAGTGGAAGTTGCCGACGTTCCAAGGAGCCGTGTGGTTACAAATTTTTTGAAGTGGATGGTGAAGAGCGGTTACATTCCTCGGTTTAAGCAGGAAATGGAACTGGGAGCCAACTATATGTTGGAGCGTGGCATTCTTATCACCTATGTTGGTTGGCACATGGAGGACAGGAGTTTCCTTCAGCGTCTTAGCCTAGAGCAAATATCTGCAATCAACCCTGAGTTGGGTGAAATGATTGTTTCTGAAAATGACAACGATCAGGTTGTTAGGATGCTTCAAGCCAGTTTCGATGGTGTTTCCGAGTCTAGGGCTAATAAAGCCTTAGAGGATTTGAGGGAACTGGGAGTTGCTGAGTTGCCAATAGTAAGGCGTCAGGTGAATGCTCCAGAGGTAAAGACGCTAGCTCCAGACGGAGATTTTATTTTTCCTCCGTATGTTACCGATCCTCAACGCGCGCCATATTGTTTTTGGAAAACCTACTACACTCCGCAGGAGTTGCAGAACAAGGTTATTACCGATGGGTGGGATGAAAACTTTGTAGATTATGTTGTAGAAAAATATCGTGGCGTAAACATAGACTCCATCGAGCGCGAGCAGGAAGGACGCAGATCTATTAGCCTCACCGATAATGCATATGAAGCTGAGGAGCTAATTGAAATTGTTTACGGCTACCAGCGGTTGATAGACAAGGAAGACGGTTCAGAGGGAATATATTGCACCGTTTTTCATCGTGAGTTTAGTGGCGTTGATGGCATTCCTGGCTATGCAAAGTTTGAACTGCTGAATGGATATGAAGACTATCCTGTTGTAGTCACCAAGCTATCCGAAGATAGCAAGAGATTGTATGACACGATGACCATTCCCGACTTGCTGCGTGGCATACAGAACCAAGTAAAAATTGAGCGCGACAGTCGCATCGACCGAAACAGCTTGGCGACAGTGCCTCCTATCCTCCATCCCGTGGGGCAGGCTCCGACAGATTGGGGTCCGGGTCGAATGATACCATATCGCCGCAAAGGAGACTTCGAGTTTGGTCCTGCTCCTGTGTACAATCAGGGGTCGATTGAAATGGAGAAGACCCAAGAAGCTCAGGCCGATAGGCTTGTTGGCTTGGATCGTGAAGGTCCAATCAGTCAGATAAGGCAACAGTTCTTGGTGGACAAATTTTTAACGCATTGTTCCAAGGTGATAGCAATGTGCTACAAGTGCTTTCAGCGTTTTGGGCCAGACAGCATTTTCTTTCAGGTTACTGGTGTTCCAGACCCTCAGATGTTTAGCAAGGGCAACCCAGATGAAAGCTTTGACATCACCATTTCCTATGATGTCCAGAACACTGACCCGGAAAAGCAGGAGAACAAGCTAAACTCTATGATTTCCCTTCTTCAGTTAGACAGAAACGGAAGAATAAACGTAGATAACCTAGTAACGCTAATCGCTGGGAGCGTAGATCCGGTCTTGGCTGATAGCGTTCTTCAACCAGTAGAGGCTGCTCAGCAGCAAATTCTTAAAGACATTACAGATGACTTATCTAAAATTTATGCGGGTATCGAAATGCCAGCTCGTCCTAACGGCGCTCAAGCGGCTATGCAAATTATCCAGCAATATTTACAGCAACCTGATATTGCCCAGCGCATGCAAGCTGATTCTGCTTTCTCGCAGCGTTTGCAAAAGTATATGGGCCAATATCAGTTCTCTATGCAACAAGCTCAGAACGCTCAAATAGGTAAAATTGGTACGGCTCCAGCCCAGATGGGAGGAGTGCAAACCCAGAATATGCAGCAATGAGTTTGGAAAAAGATATAGAATCTTTGCACAACTACGAGTCTTTTGCTCGATTTATCAAAGTGATAGAGGCTCTGCGGGAGGAGTGCATAGGAGACATGCACGAAGCCCCAACCGAACAGCTTCAGCAAATATCTGGCAGGATTATTACCTATGACCAAATATTGCAGATGGTTGACTCAAAAAAACTAGAAAAAAGACACAAAGATTTTTTATAAGTTGTGATAGTATGTTTCCACGCAATCGCTAGGCGTAAATAGTGGAAACAGTTATGAACGATGAAATCGACACAGCCGTCGCTGAGGCTGAACTAGAATCAGTGGACAACCAAAATATATCTGCGTCTGACTTTGTTCAGAAACGTAGTGAGGCAATTCTAGGGCAGCAGCCTGATGAGGAGTCTCAAGAATCGGCCGAGGAGCCAAGCGAGGAACTAGTTTCCGAGCAGGCTGCCGAGGATGATGTTCTTTCACAGTTTGATTTAGACAGTTTGTCGGATGAGCAGAAAGACGCTTTGCGTCAGCAACTCATTCCCGGCGCGCAGTCTCGCATCAGTGAGCTTACAGCTAAACGGAAGGCAGTTGAGGAGGAGTTGCAAACTATGCAGCTAAAAATCAAGGAGCCGGAAGTTAAGGACAATCCCCTTTCTGGTATATCAACCCTTGAAGGTCTTCAA